GCTCGGATTTTGCAAACCGAGACTTTGTGATACCTATGGCAAAATTCACGTTTTATGATGCCACTGGACAGGAACTGTCAGGTGGGTCTGCGCCTTATATTTATATCCGTATGCCAGGCTCGTTCAACACATCCCTGATTAATGGATATTCTGAAGCGCAAGGCATCTTTGGTTCTCCAGCGACCGGTACAGGAGGACTGTTTAATGCAAGCGATTCAATCTCTTCTACAATCGGTAGAATGGGCGATGGACTAATCACATCAATTCAAAAACAAATTATTGGTGCGGTTGCGGGTGCTACAGGTTATGCAACAAGTGCTGGACAATCAGGTAAAGCACAAATTGAATTCTTGCAAAGAAAACTATTAAACAACTTTCAGCAATTGATTTACAACGGACCTTCATTCAGACGTTTTCAATTGCCTTTTAACATGAAACCGACTGATGCGGTAGAAGCAGAAAACATGTTGTCCATCATTTCATCGTTTAGAGTGGCATCATCACCACGTGCCGCAGATAGTAACGCACAAATTTCTGATGCTTCAGATGGAGGTAGAGGAAGTTTTAATACATCTGTGCTTGAAGAGTCCACACCACCAGAACCAAAGCGTGATGATTTTCAAAGCGATGCAGAATATGAAGCGGCTAAACAACAGTGGCAACTCAATCAAACCGAGTATTGGACTGAGACTGATGTTAATCAATTGATTTCTCTAAGCAATTCTGTATTCACGTTTGGTTATCCAGACATGTGCAAATTTGAAATTATTTTATACAGTCAAGACGAAATTGCTACGCTGTTTGCTTCAGACTTTTGTATGATTGAATCGGTTTCAGTTGATTACGGTTCTCAGAACAAAATGACTTTTTTTGATGGTGCAAGTGCAACACAGTATTTTCCAACCGATGTTAACTTTACAATTTCTCTAAGAGAATCTACATTGATTACTGCCGCAAGAGCAACAGAAGAATACAACAGAGGAACGGTGATTCTTTAATGAGCCTATTCAGCCTATACCCAAAAGTATCGTTTGCTTTAAATGACTTTGATAAAGTCAAAGCAATTGACATTACCACGACTTTAAAAGTTAAAGATTTTATTCGAAACTTTCGTGGCATCAACTATCAGCCATACATTGTAAAAGATGGCGAACGTCCAGACAACGTTGCATACAAAGTGTATGGTGACCCAAAACTAGACTGGTTAATTCTCATGGCAAATGATATTCACAATATTTACGATGAATGGCCTAAGTCTTCAGAGCAGTTCAATCAGTATATTGTTGACAAATATGGTAGTATTTCTGCCGCCACTTCAGTCACAAAATATTATTATGATAAACAAAGAAACATTATTGACGAAACTAGTCATAGTGCATTGTCAGCAAGCGAACAAGGTCCCATCGAAACAATCTATGAGTGGGAAAATAGAATGAACATCAATAAGTCAAAGATTAGAGTTGTTTCTCCAGCATTGGCTGGTGCAATTCAATCTGAAGTAAAGTCTTTGCTTATTAGTCCAGTTAGATAAACATGCAAACAGTAAGAACATTATTGAATGAAATGTCGAGTGCTGGATTTTCTGGTTCGACAAATGCTGTCAATGATGGTATAAACATTCAAGCAGACTATCAATCACCAAACCTAGTTGGTAGTAAAGTTGAGATTCTTAAATTGTCTCTCAGAACTAATGGTGGGCGAGAGATTGATTTGATTCCTTATTATGGCGGATTTGTTGCTGAAGAAAATCTTTTTGCACCTTCAATTACAGGCTACGTGACAATCAACGACACAGAAGGCGGTTTAGAAAAATTTGCTATTCATGGTGGCGAAATCTTGTCAATTAAAGTTGGCAGACCAGACACAAAAGATATTTTGATTTGGCGAGAAGACTTAGTGGTGCATAAAGTATCACGTAATGATGTTATTGCCGCTGTAGGTCCAAATAGATTCGATTTGATTTTTTCATCTAGGTCTTATGTCGAATCTTTAAAGACAAACATCTTTAAGAGTTTTTCAAAGACTGGTATTGCTGAAGCAGTAGTGTATCTCTTCAAGCAAATGAGCAAAAACGACTTGTTTATCGAAGACCCAAAAATTACATTAGAAAAACCATACATTGCAACCGGACTTTCAGCACATAAAGCAATTGATGCATTGGCACAGAGAGCATGTGCAAAAGACAAATACTATGTTTTCTTTGAACGTTTTGTTCCGTTGTTTGGTAACTACTCTAATGGTATGCCATTCACATCATCGCACTATTTTGGTAGCGTTGAAAAATTAATATCTGATGCTGAAACTGAAGGTATCAAAACAATTCATTTCATGCCAAAACTAAACGCAACGATTGAAAGTAAAACAATTCGTGCAAGTAGATACACACGATTAGAAAACTTCAATCATTTGCCAGGCATGATGCTAGGATTCTACAATTCACGTATTGACGTTATGAATCCGTTGACTCATAATTATTCTAGAAAAAAATTAAGTTACGCTAATGGCGAACAAGAAACAAACGATTTTTATCCGAATAAATTATTAGCAACGAACAACATGTTCAACATCTATAATGACGCCGAGAATCAAACTCCAGGCAGAAAAGTTATTATGAAATCAATCAATGATTCTGTGCCTAGAGAAGATTGGATGACGAATCATATCTATGGTCAGTTATCAAAAACAATGATGAAGATTGAAGTTGATATTCAAGGTGGTACAAATGGTATCTCTGTAGGTAACGTGGTAAGATTTGCAACACCAAGCGCAGTATCAGTACAAACAAATCCAACAAGTGCTTTTCCAGAACTCGACCCAATCTATTCGGGAAAGTATCTAGTAACTTCAACTATTCATATTTTAAGAGATGATAAGTATGTAAAGACTTTGAATATGAGTAGAGGTTCGTCACCATTTAATTTTGATACCGGTGCAGTCATTCCATTAGGCACGGAATTTGATGACCTCAAAGAAGAATACAACAGACAAGTATTAGGCAATAAGAGAGAACCATGAAACTATCATTCTCAGAATACATTCATCTGAAAGACTATCGTGCAAGCGAACTGGTCGAAAAACAGATTCTGTACAATAACGGCAAACGTTACGGACAGATTGTTTTTCTTGCTGGCGGTGCAGGGTCTGGTAAAGGTTTTGCTATCAAGCATTTCATGCAAGGCGAAGAGTTTAAGATTCGTGACGTTGACGAATTGAAAATTGCTTTTCAGAAACTTGATGAAATGAACAAGTTTACAGTTGACGACTTGCTTGCCAAGTACGGTTCAAATATTGGCGAACGTGATAAAGATTTGATTCAAAGAGAACTTATCGACAAAGGCTTGAAGTTGTCTCAGTTAAATCTAAAGACACCAACACACGTGTATCTGTTACACGTATTGGTTCGTGCGACTGGTGCAAAAGACAAGACGCTAGACCTCATGCTTGAAGGCGCATCTAAGTCACAGTTGCCAAACATTCTATTTGATAGCACATTCAAAGACGTTGAAGACTTAGAGAAAACAATTCCGTTGCTTATCAAAGCAGGCTACGATACAAAGAACATTCATTTGACTTGGGTTTTGACAAACTACGAAATCGCAATTAAAAACAACAAGTCACGTAGCAGAGTTGTGCCAGAAGACATTTTATTGGCAACACACAAAGGTGCCGCACAGACCGTCTACAATCTAATCAACACTGGACTTCCAAGAGAAGTTGACGGCGGTGTTTACATCATCCTAAATAATCCACAGAATACAATTTACATCGTAGACCCACGTACTGGAAAAGAGTATCGTGATGCACGTGGTAATCCTGTCATCAAAGATTTCAAGTATTTGGTAATGAAAGAACCAGGAAAGCCAGCGAAGAAAGAAATTGAATTGAAGAAGCAATTGCTGACTTGGATTCGTGATAATACACCACCAGGTTCATTAGATACTTCAGAATTGGACAAACTATGAGAAGATTCAAAGACTTTGTAAAAGGCACTACAGTCTCACAAGAAGATTGGGAAGAAGATGTGTATGGTGCAGAATCAATCGATGAAGTATTAAAACAAGTAGACGGAAAGTGGGCTTTGGTGTCAAAGAAGACAGGCAGACCTCTTGCGTACTACAAAGGTGAAGGCAAACCATCAGACGAATGGGTTGCTAGTCAAGAACGCAGAATTCAGTATTTTAAAAACAAATGAGAAATTTTTTAGGTCAAGACGGATTTATCTGGTGGGTTGGTGTCGTAGAAGACAGTGCCGACCCATTGACGCTTGGCAGATGCAAAGTTAGAATCTTTGGATATCATCCATCAAAAAATTCAGGTCTTGTTCCAACTGAAGACTTGCCTTGGGCAACTTCAATTCATTCGCTGTCAACACCTAATCTCTATGCACCACTGCAAAAAGGTGATTGGGTCTTTGGATTTTTCATCGACTCGACTTCAGCGCAAGAACCTGCTATACTAGGATACTATCCTTCTATTCCAGAAACGTCAGAATTGCAATTCAGTGATGCAATCGTAAACACACGCAACTTTAATCGTGTGCATACAGCAAACAACTCAAGCAACACAATTTGTTGGGAGTTTGGAAACAATATTATTGAAATCGTAAAACAGTCTGCTACAGAAGCAAACGGTCATATCACAATTCAACACAAGACTGGCTCTAAGATTACGATGGACACAAATGGAAACATTACAATCGATTCATCGAATGTGTCTATCACCGCTACAAATACAATGACTTTAAGCGCAAACACTTTGACACTTAAAGACTCAGCGCATACTTGGACACCAACTACGTTGTACAGTGAGATTGAAACTGCTAAGGAACTTCCGGTACCGGAGGTTTAATCCTATTAGGCTTAATCATAGGCTACACTGTAATGTAACACATTGTCAACCCATTTGTCAACTTTTTAAAGGATTATTACCATGTCAAATCATGCAACACTTGTAAACTTATTTGAAACTTATGTCTCTGAGAATGAAAAATTTGAGGCAAAGGGCAACAAGGCAGCCGGCACACGTGCCAGAAAAGCACTTGCCGAACTAACGAAAGCCGCTAAAGAGCGTAGAAAAGAAATTCAAGACTCAAAAACGGCAGAACAAACTGGATAAATAAAAGAAAAAAATGGCTACTATTAACTTTTTCTCAGATTTACCGCTAGACTTTACACCACATCCGGTGTCTGGTGATGTGCGCCCTGTCACAAACGACACAGCAATCAAAAGGTCAATCTCTAACTTGATTAGAACGAAAAAAGGTAGTAAGCCTTTTTATCCTGAGTATGGAACAAATATGGATGCGTTTTTGTTTTCAAACCAAGACGTATTTACCGCACACAATATGAAAGAAAGTTTGGCAACTGCTATCAACACATTTGAAAAGCGTGTCAGCGTGATTGAAATCAAACCAGAATTTTCAGATAATGGCGTGAAACTTACTATCACATATAGAATAAAAAACACCAACTCAGTTTCATCGCTAACAACAACAATTAAGAGGACTGCGTAATGGCGGCAGACAACAATTTAAAGGTTGATGAATTAAATTTTGATGCAATTAAAGCAAATTTAAAATCATACTTATCAGCACAAGACCAATTCAAAGACTATAACTTTGAAGGGTCTGGTCTGTCCGTTCTTTTAGACCTTCTTGCGTACAACACATACTACAATGCGTTCTATTTGAACATGGTTGCTTCAGAATCTTTCTTGGCAACTGCACAAAAGCGCAATTCAGTAGTTAATTTGGCTAAGTCTTTAAACTACACGCCAAGGTCAGTTACTGGCGCAACAATTTCTGGCACACTTGCAGTAACACCAACAAGTTCTCCAGCATCGTTAGTGATTCCTCAATACACCGAATTCAAAGGTGTTGTTGACGGCGTGACATATAACTTCCTAACAACACAATCTCATACAGTATATTCCGTTGACGATTATGAAATTGCCGCAACTTTGGTTGAAGGTAAACTTATTT